ATACACGATGTAGCCGCTGCTGGTCACGATCTCGATGCCGAACGTGCTCTGGTAGTACACACCATCGTTGTGCGACCGCAGGCTCTTGTAGTAACCGATGGCCCACAGCACACGTTCGGTGCTGACGTAGGACGCATCGGAGCCGCTCATGTCCAGCATGACCCGGAAGTGGTACGGCTCGCCGCCATACTGCCACCATTCCTCCAGCCGGGAACCGGGATAGATAGCCCGGATGCCCCGCAGCACAGCCCCGGCGGTTCCCCGGTGACGATGGATGTAGGGCGCGGACTTGATGGTGCGCCGCTTTGCAGCGAGGTCGTAGTCGTGGTCGTACCAGTCTACGGCGAAGTCTTTCGCTAGAATATCCAGCAGGTCTTCCGGCAGTTCATCGATGCGGGTGTAGATTTGGCCGAGGGTGACTTCATCGAGCCGCATTTCCAGCACGTTGGCGATGGAATGAGCCAGAGCGACCATTTTAGGGTCTTTCTGGAGGGCAAGCGGAAAGCCATCCATCATCTGCTCGGCGGTCATGGTGTAGTTACTCATCCTCATACCCTCCGCTCTGCACGGTGACCGTGCCCACCTTGGCTACCTGCGGCACCTTGTCCGAGGTGAGGTCAACGGACGGTTTTCCGTCTTCCAGCGGAGTGAATGCCGGCTGTTTGAGATCCACACGCTTGATGCCGACTTCCAGCAGCAGATACCGCAGCTTGTCGGGGTTGATATCCCGGCCCATCTTGCCGGACTGCCATTTGATGTACTGCTGCACAGCCTCGTTTACTCGTGTCTGCGCATCGGTAGCGGGAATGTCGCCATCACGGGTCAGATAGTAGGTCAGGTTGATATTGTAGGTCACAACATCGGGGTCGCCAGAGATGACACGGTCGGTCAACGGTCGGACTTCATCAGCCGAGCAGACATCGACCATGGCCTTTTTGGTTTCCTCTCCTGCGATATTGCCATCATCCATGACAGCATACAGACAGACGGTGCCGGGACTGGGGCTGTTTGCCACAACATCCGCAATTTTCGTGGACACGCTCTTTGCGAAATACTTGTAGCTGCCAACAGGCCCGGCACTGGACCACGCACTCTGGCTGTCCAGCAGCAGTTCGTAAAACTCATCGTCTTTCGGAGCATCGCTGCCGTTTGCGCTGATGGTGACATTGGAGCAGCCGGAGTAGTAGTCGTACACATCAACGATGGTGTTGATATCGCCGACCGCATAATCATTTCCAGCCGTGCCAACGGTCTGGCAGGTAACGGTCACATCTGCATAGGTCGAGCCGATGGGAATGTACTCGTCCTCGGCGGTCGCCCAGTACAGAGTGGCGTTTGCATCCGTGACGCGAGTGCCGGACGGGATGAGGATTGCGCTCTGCCGCGCCTCGCTGATGTTGAAACGCATGGTGCAGGTTGCCGCGGTAGGCTGCGGACGCTGCTGCAAGTAGAACAGCTCCGCCAGCGCATCCAGATTCTCGCCCTCTGCCCGGCTGGGCAAATTCTGGTTATCAGCGTGGTTGTTGAGGGCGCGCTCGTAGATTATCGCGTCCTCAATCCACGAGATGAACAGCCGTTCCGGGCTGCCGGGGCGCACGGATGTACCAAAAAACTGCTCATACCCCGCACAGAGCAGCGCATCCAGTTCGTCAACGTCGGTGCTGATGAACTGGTGGTCTGCGGTACTACGCATTGATGCTCACCTCCACAACGGGAAGCATCGTTCCGGGGTTGTCCTTGGAGGATTTGAACGTAGTCTCCATATAGGTGGCTCTCGGTTCAAACCGTTCGATGGCTTCCTTGATGGCGGCGCAGAGCATAGGCTGCGCCACGTTTTCCGGGCGGTCAAGAATATCCGAGATGTCGATGCCAAACTCCCGGTAGCCCGGCACGGTGCCTTTCGGCGTGGATAGGATGACGGCGATGTTCTGCAGAACGCTGGCCACGGTATCCTGCTCGCCGAGGGAAATGGCGGTCAGGTCATTTGCCGACACCAGATAATTACTCATAAAATCGCCTCACTCTCTCGGATATTCCAGTAAAGTGACGCTCGCAGTAATCCATGTCGGAACGCCGAAAGCGTCTGTGTGCTTGGTCTTGAATTTCACGGATTTGATGACCCACCGATAGCTGCCGAAGACTTCGTTGCCAAGGACAAACGGCAGCGTCGTGTGATTATCGACACACCCCTTCAGGATCTCGCGCTGCTTGCTTGGAGCCACGCCAAGGTACGCCGAAAGTTCAATATCGAACGTGATGGTGTCGGCATCCGTGCCCGTAAACTCGGCCAGAGCCTTGCCTCCGGCTCGCTGGTGGGTGGTGTATCTGGCAGACACGCTCTGCGCCATGTCCTTGATGGTTTTGACGTAACCATCGAACACGGCAAAGATAATGTCTCCGAGGCATCCAACAATCACGGATAAATCCCTCCCAACACGAAGCCGTCAGCGTTGAAGCACGGCAGGTACAGACAGATCACGATGTCATCAATGGCGGGCACCCACCACACCACATGGGATTTGTGCTGGTGGTTGGTCGAGTTGTCCGCTCCTGTGACCTTTTCCTCTTCGTCCCAAATCTGGCGGGTGCCGTTCTGGGTGTTGAGGATTTTCAGTGGATACGGAGCCGGGTGCGTAAACTGGTGATCATGCAGCCCCGCCTCCTCAGTGTATACGATAGCATTGTAGTGCTGCATCACAGGCAGCCAGCCAGATGTAATCCCGGTGTCCTCGAACTTCACGCGCACAAGGCGTTTTTTCTTGTTCACATCGGTGACTTTTCCGATGCGAACATCGACGTTCACGTTCATCAGTAACCTCCCAGCGTATGACGGCCAGTGACTTGCGTCGTGTACCCGCCGGAGCCGGACACCGTGTGCTTAGACTGCTTCACGATGTACTTGCCATCCCACGGTCCGAACTGGTCAGCGTTGAACGTCAGTCCAGCAACTTTTCCGGGGTCGCCCGGATAGGTAAAACTTATCTGACGCTCATACTTGTTGTAGAGCCGGAGTTTCTTTGCAGCCAGTTCTTTCGCCTCTGCCTTGCTCGTGACCGGGGCGTAGACTTCCAGCTGCTGATTGGTCTTGCTCTTAGCATCGTAGTCCTTAACGTAGGCAATGCCCTCGATAGCCTTGCCATCAGGCCCAACGTAAGATACCCGGCAGGACGCATACTGTGTTCCAGCCTGACCGAGTGAATGACTATACTTGATATAGCTTTTGTCGCCCAGCGTGGTAGTCCACACAGCGTCCTTGCCCTCGTACTCCTGCTGGTCAAAGATGACGATTTTGCCATCAGTGCATTTCAGCGACAGCCCTGCATCGTGGCAAAGCTGCTGCAAAAAGTCGATGTCGGAGCAGCGGTACTGCTCCACACGCTTGTACTCAGGGTCTTTCTTTGCAAGAAACTGGGTCGTCATGCCGTTCTTGGATGCCATTTCATTGGCAATGCCGGACAGCTTGTACTTTTCCCAGCCCTTGCTCTGCTTGGTCTGCCGGATCTGGCTCGTGTAGGGCAGCCCAATGGCCTTGATGGTGATAATGCCGGGCGGTCCAGACGCAACCACGCTGTCCAGTTCAAAGGTTCCACAGTCCAGTGCTTCATCTCTGCCATCACTGTGCCAGTTGCAGGCGGTGATGGTAGCCCGGATTTTCAAGCTTTCTTCTCCGCTGCCGGAGGAGGAGCCAGAAGAGCCGCCGCCAGACTTGCCGGAGATCTCGCTGGCATCCACCCAGCCGTAGACGCGAGATGTGCCATCGGTGTGGATGACGTGGTACGGATGAAGCGCGCCCTGCTTGATGATGGTGATCTTGGCAGGTCCAGCCTTTGGGTTGCCATTTGCCTTTTTATCAGTGGATGCCTTATAGTGCGGACCGCCAAGGAACTGCACCACATCGCCGACCTTGTAGCCATCGGAAGATGCAGCCGATACATCGCCGTCTATCATCTTCTGGAGCCAGTCGGTCATCCAGACGCCCTCACGGTCTTGGAGTTTGATTTGCAGATCATCGCTGGCATCTTCCTCGTTGTCCGTAAAGGACAGGGAGAGCAGGTAAGGGGCGATGCTGCTGGTAATATCCACACCGTCAAACTCCACCGTACACTCGGCATGGCGGGCAGTATTTTCATCGCTCATGTGACCACCTTCTTCCACGGCGGCAGGGTCGAACTGGTCTTGGTTTCGATTCCCGGGAGCGTCAAAACGATTCCGGCAGGAAACTCAAAATAGTTCAG